GTCTCGACCTTGCTCGAATTGGAGACCCGGTCGCATGTGGCTCTAGATGCGCGTCGGGGAGTCCAAATGTGTTTGCGGGGCCTTAGCTAAATATAAAGATGAAAAACATTTATTCCGATTTTAAGTTAGATTTTCTTGCCCACCCGGCAACGGGCGATCTTGTCAAAGTGATCGATGAAAATGCCATCTCTGGCTCGATTAGAAATCTTCTCCTAACAAATCATGGCGAAGTGTTATTTTCCCCGTGGGTTGGCGGCAATTTAACGGCATATATGTTCGAACCAGTTTCTCCTATTATCGAACATGCCATTAAAAGGACAATAACAAAGACGATAGAAGAATACGAACCCCGAGTGCGAATACTATCATTGGCTGTCACATACAACGAGAGTCAAAATTCTTACAACGTCAGCCTTAAATATAAGGCTATTGGGCTAGATAGACCGGTTATGATAAATTTTGTTTTACAGAGGGTTAGATAATGACCAACACCAACATAGCGGAATTAGATTTCGACACAATTAAGGTCAGAATAAAAGAATACCTAAAGAGTCAGTCGGAATTCGTCGATTTTGATTTTGAAGGCGCCGCAATTAACACTCTAATCAACACTCTAGCATATTCAATTCACTATATCGGTATGTATGCCAATATGTCGATGTCTGAGGTATTTCTAGATTCTGCCCAATTGCGTTCGTCTGTAGTTTCGAGAGCAAAAGAACTTGGGTATATCCCAAGACAGATTACAGCGAGCACCGCTAGCATTACACTTTCAACAACCTCGAATCACCCCTTCAATATAGACAAAGGGACGAGCTTTGTGGGCACCGACAGTTCCGGCAGCGTAGAATATGTTTGTTCTTCCACGACAGCGTTTTCTGGAAATGGCAATCAATACTCTCTAACTCTCGATATCGTTCAGGGCAAATACGCGACGTCTACCCTAACTAAAACAGCAAACAATAAGGCAGAAATAATTCTGCCTGTAAACAATGTCGATACAAATTATTTAACAGTCAAAGTTAACGGAATAAAATTTCTACCAGCCGAAAATATTGTCGCTGTCGACAGAACGACAAATATGTTTTACATCGAAGAAATGTTCGACGAAAAGATTCGCATATTTTTTGGAGATGGTATTATTGGCAAGGGTATCGTAGATGGCGATGTCATAGACGTAGAATATCTAATGACAAACGGAGACAAATCGAACTTGTCTTCTGGGTTTTCGTTGGTGAGTTCTATCGATGGACGCCCAGCCTCAGATTTTACTTTGGTTGAAAATACAAAAGGCATTGGCGGTGTCGCTAGAGAAGATATTGTTAGTATAAAGGATTCCGCACCAAAGGCATTCCAGGGGCAAAACCGATGCGTCACTGAAGAAGATTATAAAACCAAACTAAAAGAAATATATGGCTGGATTCAAGCAATCAGTGTGGTTGGTGGAGAGGACGTCGTCCCGCAGGAAATGGGGAAAGTCATAATTGCGATAAAACCATCGTACGGTCTTTATTTAATAGGGACGGATAAAACCGCGGTGCTCGATACGGCAAAGAAATATGGGGTTGCTGGCATAACACAAAAGATCGTCGACGCAGAATATTTATATGTTGACTTTATTTCTTCTATTGTGTACGATAAGGATAAGACAGTGTTGTCGAAAACGCAGATCGAAAATACAGTATCTACTACAATCGACAACTATTTCGTGAAAATACAATCCAATTTCTCGCAAAACATATTACATTCAAAACTGGCGGCACTAATAGATCTTTCGGAAATATCGATTCAGAATAACGACACAACCTTTATATTAAGGAAAACGTTCGCACCGGTGGCGGCCTCAACACAAGGTTATTTCTTGAAATTCGACAATTCTATCGACGCAGGGACGCTAACATCTAACATCTTTGTTGACGGAACCGGCAACCAAATACATTTTGAAGACGATTCGTCTGGAAACATAATAGCTTACAAAAACAATATAATTATGTCAGAAGAGACCGGAAAACATACGGTAGATTATAGCACGGGTATTCTATCCTTTACCAATTGGACAATAACAAACACTTCGTCGTTTGAATTTTCGGCAAGACCAACGAATACGAACGTTCTAGCTGGGTCGAACACCATCCTAATATCTGGAAATAAAACAATAAATGCGAAATATATTGGCAGTTCCTTATGATTCTAGCAGAAAATAAAAAAATATCGATATTTATTGATAGGTTTCTTCCTGACCACATCAAGGAAAACGATGAGAATTTCAGAACTTTTGTTCTAAAATTTCTACAGTACCTCGAATCGCCAGATAAACCTTATAATATTGTTTCTCGATTGATCGAATACTCGAATATCGACCCATCATTGACGAGATTTTTCGAACACCATCATACACACTACTTGCGAGGGCTGCCTTCTTCATATAAGACGGATCTACAGCTATTTTTTAGGAATATACACGATTTTGTTATATCTAGAGGAACAGAGGATTCTTACAAATATTTATTTCGGGCACTATACGATGAAGACATATCGTTTTATTATCCTAGAAAAGACATTTTACGATGTTCTGACGGCAAATGGGTCGAACCAACACAATTAATAGTTAGGAATGGTTTCGGACTGACTGTGCCAATTGCGGACATGAAACTTTGGGTAGGAAAGACCATTATCGGAGAAACCTCATCTGGGTCAGGAATTGTCGACCATTTGGACAACATCCCAGACCCTGCCGCGCCAGCAAACAATATCTGGGTTCTGAACGTCCTTTTAGGCACAAGTCGATTATCTGTAGGTGAGCAAATCCGAGATTCCGTTGGAGAACTCGGAAACTTACAAATCATATCGATAAACAATCTGGCAGGTTCTTGGCACGGAACAGACGGGTTTCTAAATTCGAAGAAAAAACTACAAGACAACAATTATTATCAAGACCACTCATACCAGATTTCTTCATCGATCACAAGAGACCAATATTGGGAAATCCTCAGGAAGAACTTACATCCTGCTGGGTTTAGGTTCTTCGGTAATGTGGTATCGAACAAGAAAATCAAGATCAATGCTACCAGTTTACTGAATGCATTCCGAATAGAGTGGAAAACTACATCTCCGATCGGATTTAATGTCGGACAGACAAAAAACAAAATTGTATCCTTTAGCCAAATATCGGCAGGCACGACATATAGAATGTTCGAAATGTACCGAGAGCAGAAAAGATACACGGCATATTCGAATGTCGGTTCTATCGATAACATTCAAATAAATGACTTTGTGACGAACAGCACAAAATCGATAAGGTTACGAATATGAACATGTTTAATGGATGCCAGAACAAATACATAAATAAGACAAACACTTAAAGAGGAAACCGATGCCATCTATACTTTTACCGTCATTAAGCGTAACCGCAGCCAACAAATTTGTTGATGTTAGGGCACACGGCGCCGGCGAACATACATATCTTTCTATAGGACAGCAAACTGCTTGGGCAAACGACCTTAACCCGCCAATGCCGTCACACTCCGTAAATTCACAACAGGCAGTTTGGGCTAACATGATCGGTGCCCATCAGGTTGTCCAGACAGACATCTCCCACGTTGTACCGAGAATCGATTGGGCGGTTGGCACCGAATATTTTGTCAAAGACCCAACACTCGACAATCCTTGGGCGCAAGAGACATACGTGCTTACCCCAGCAATGAACGTTTATCGAGTAGCCTCTAAGGATGTTAGCGGAACAACATACGCAAATCCTCCATTATCACAAACAACACCAACAGGACTCGGGGCAGGAATCGACACAGCGGACGGCTATACTTGGGACTTTTTGTACGATTTGTCTGGATATGACTCGACTGTGTTGCTAAATTCTATTTGGATGCCAGTAAATTATGGCAGTCGATTATCAGTAAATCAGCAGGCATCTGGTGATATAGATGCTATATATACACTCGAAGCAAAATTTGTTCAAATTCGCGTGAGGTTAATAGATTCTGATTTTCCTGTAGGGATCGAATATCGACAATTGGCTCTCATAGAAAATCCACTCTTGCTTGCCACCACAAATAAGGCCACAGGTACGAATCAACTCGTGTCGACGTTAGAACCAAACTCGGGCAAGTTGATTTATATAGAAAATCGTTCTCCAATCATCCGAGCAACAGGGCAGGTTGAAGACATAAATATTTTAGTGGAATTTTAAGGAACCTAAATGATAGATACTAGCGGCGCACCATTTTACGACGATTTCGACGAAAATAAGAATTTTCTCCGTATTCTTTTCAACCCGAGTCGGGCAGTACAGGCACGAGAATTAACTCAGTTGCAAACGATTCTACAGAACCAGCTCGACGGAATTTCCAGTCACATTTTCAAAGCGGATACTCGAATTATCGGTGCGGAAATATCACCCGATACCAAAAAACATTCTTTAATCGTTCACGGCACTGACACTTCCGGAAATCTAACAGATATTTCTACGATGGTCGGTCATACGATCCAAAAAACCCAGATCAATCCGGACGGAACATCGAATGCCGTGGATACTGGTACGAATGCCGTCGTGTCCTATTTGGACGCTTCGAAAAACACACTGGTTTTGACATATAGTGGAGGATTCTTCAGGCCAGGCGACCATTGCATTGATACTACAACAGGCATAATTTACACGATAGATTCTACGCATAACTCTTTGACCGCATCAATCAAAAGTGGAATTTTTTACACCGGTGGGTTTTATGTTGTTGTTAATCAGGAGGAGATTTTAGTCGACTTAGATTCTACCGCAGCTTTAAATGAATATCGATTAGGGTTCGTTTACACTGACACGATCATCGATTCAAACTCGGATTCAAGTTTGTTAGATGGCGCATCAGGTTCATACAATTTCAATGCTCCTGGGGCAGATAGGCTACAGAGAAAATTAACACTAGCATCCTATAGAGTTGTGCGAGATCCTCAAAATGTAGAAACTTCAACACAACCTGCAAATTTCATTGGTGTGGTGACTATAAATAAATCCGTTGTTATCGAACGGCAATCGGATGTCGTAAAATACGCAGACATTGAGAATATGCTAGCCCGAAGAACATCGGACGCAAATGGCAATTTTATAACTAAAGACTTCGTTGTTATGCCAAAAGACATTCCGAACAACACAACCCAACTTAATATCGAAATTGGCACAGGCAAAGCCTATGTGTTTGGGTATGAAGTCGAAACAAAAGGAAACTCTAAACTTTTGGTGAACAAAGCTCAAGATACAGATATGTCACTAAACACTTCGATTTATGTTGATAATGGGCCATATTTCGATATAAATCAAGTTGCCGGTGTCGATGACGCTGCTGGAC